AACTTCGAAAATTGAACCTTTGATAACTCTTTCATAAGCCTAAAATTTTGTAAGGGTTCCACAACCATCTGACCCTCGGCCACGCCCTAAACAATCCCGCGGTCCTATGGCTGCAACAAATTTGTCCTGAATCCGAAAATATCCCGTTCTCCAATAAATCCCGTATCATTGACCCGCCTATCCCCATCCGGCGAAAGGCACTCTTCACGTACACATAATGCAGCACCTCCGGCGAATACGCGCACCAACCCCAAACGGAAGAGGGAGCAGAAGGATCGCAAGCGACCATAATGCTCATATTGGGGAGATTTTTTTTGAGGATAGTGTCGTGGTAGTAAAGGGTGATATGGGGGGGTACGGGGGTACGGGCCACCCCGCCGCGGCCTCTGCCGACCTGGGGGTTCCAAGGCGAGTCATCTGCCACCCCGCGGGTCCAGGAATCCATGACCAGGCCCAGCTCCATCTCGCCAGCTGTCCCGTCAGGATCCAGAGGGCGCAGCAGCACTTCGACATCACTACGCGGGTTCACAACCCGATTGCCTAAGTCATAACCCATTGATATTGCTGGGTTTTGTTCCAAGGCGGTGGCTTGTTTATACATCGTTTAAACGTTCCAGCTCTGGCAGTTCGTTTGCCACTGCATGAGCAATCGTTTCATCGCCGCGCAGCTCATCCAGCAGCTGAGTGTCACTGAGCTTGCCCAGGTTCACCTGGATCGCAGCCACGCTCTGAATGTCATTCCAATCTGAGGGCCTTCGATTCTTGAGGTAGAACGCGGTGGCTTGATGATTGCCGCCCTCGATCTGCTCCATCAGATGCCCTGTCACCTTCTGCATCCCTTTCGCACGCCCGCGTATTATATGCTGATCAAGTTGATCGAATTCGTCTTTCTTCCGTGAAAACGTGGCAGGATCTAAATCCAGGTTATGAGCGATATCCTGCTCATTGAGGCCAAGCGCAGCCATGCGCTCGATGTCTTGGTAGGTTTTTGCGTCAGGTATCCATTTCTTCGCCATGGCTTCCTTGCCTTGTGGATGCGGCTGACGCGGGTATTAGAGGGACCGCCAGCCGCGTGGAGAAAAAGAATGAGTATTTTCACGCTATCAAGTTATTTGAGGGATTGTCAACTTTTTTGATGATCATGCACTTTCGAGGTATTCATTCAACCATTCGGGTTTGATGGCGCGAGCCTTTCCTGGCTTGATGGACTTAATCTTATTCAGTCGGCAAAGGCGTCTGATGGTGCAGGATGAGAGTTTGATGTTGAACATGCCGAGCATGTATTGCGAAGCCTCTTCGGAGTCTAGGAATTTCTTGTCAGCGAGTTGCTGCACGTTGATGATTTGCTGCATTTTCGATTACTGTTTTAAAGTGATGGAATTGATTCCAGTGCTGTTGAATCTGTTCCAGGTTAAGATCCGGCAGGGATTGCCGAATGATGGTGCGATAGAATTGGAATGATGAGCAGCCGCGTTGCTTAGATGATTGATCTTCCTGGCGTGGTTGCTCTGGTGATGCTGTTGGTTCAGGCTGGTTGTCGTTCATCCAGTTCAGCCATTCCATGTTCCTGAGAATATATTTAGCTTTCTGTGCGTATTGTTTTCGGTTGCCTTTGTATTCCTTTGCGTAGCGTTGAGCAAATTCAAGCAGCTGCTGTTCTTGCTCTGGTCCAATATCGTCATACAGCTCCCATGCTTCAGCTTTGTTTTCCTTCTTTGGATATGCTTTCCAGAATGCTTCAAAAGCCTCGGAATATTTTGGCTCGGCAGTAGTTATCTTTTTTCCTTTTTTTCTTTCTTTTATTTTATTCCCTTCTTTATGTTGTGGTTGATTGTTGGTTAGCTGTTGGTTAGCTGTTGGTTGATTGTTGGTTGATTGAGGGTTGGCCTGTTGGTTAGCCTTACCATTCGGATTCTGGTAAACGGAGTAATTGCAGACTCTGATCAGCGTTCCGCTGTTGGTTGGCTCGATGGTTATCATTTCGCACCGTTCAAGATGCTTTTGTGCAGTCCGTAATTCTTGCCGTGAAAGGCCCAGCTGAATCTGGTCCCTGGCGGAGCTGCTGATGAAGCTGCCGCGTTCCAGTAAATATTCCTGGTTATTCCACCATACTTTATGATCAACCCATGCGGCGGATTCCAGGCAATGAATCCAATATGACCATACAGCTGGTTTTGATCTCAGCGGGTGCTTGATCGAGGATCTGTGATATAGAATGAAGCCATCCATGGCGTTGTCTTTAGCTCAGTAAAACTTTCTTTTCTGGTTCGACATCTTCATCGTTCAGATACTTTTCCAAGCGGTCAAATACCTGGGCCTGTTGTTCATAAACCAGGGCTTGCTTGGCCATCACCTCTGACATTTCTTTCATGGTTTCTAGCAGCTGTTCCTGGGTTTCTTTAGACCATGCCATTTCTTTCAGCTCGGCCAGTTCCCGCATCAGATTTTCGTATTGTTCATCAGTCATTTCTTATTCTTCCTTGCCGCTTCTTTCAAAAGCTTTCTTAATAGTTTTTTAGGTTCGTATGGAATACATCCACGGTGAAGAAATTCAGCCTTGAAAGGCTTAGGGTTTTCCTCTTCAGGATTGATCTGCCAGATCACCATGGATCTCATCCAGAATGGTAGGTTCACTGTCATCCAAGAATGCCGGATTAAACGTGGTCGGCTCGACCTCTGGCTGGCGGCGCTCGATCTTATTACCCTGGTTTAGATAACGCTTCACAGCGTCATTGATCTGCGCTCTGTTTGGTGCAGATTTCTTTTTCTTCCTTCCTTTTTTACCGCCATTAAAAATATTAAATTTAAATTCTTTGGCGCGGCGCTTTTCTAAGTAGGCATCAAGATCCTTTTGCCGCACCAGAAACGGCGTAAGGGCGCGTTGATCCTTGCCCGTGCGCTGCGCTGGCAGCTTCCCATGGTTTGCAGCACGGCGGAGCGTGCCGACATGGATCCCCGTCATCTGCTCAATTTCTGGCAGCGTGTAAAGTTTTTCAGACATGTTTCACCTTTGTTTTTCACCTGGTAATGTTTGGCCACCCGTATCCGGCGGCAATTCAGCTTTGATGTTGATCCAGCTCCATGTTCCATCTGGATGATCTATTCGTATTTTTCCTTTATTCCAGCCGCCGCCGTTTCTTCCTGTCCAGCCTTCGCCATTTTTTTTACCAGCATGATGCGGTTTGTTTCCCTTTTTAAAACCAATCTTCAAAATGTGTTTCATCAACATACATCCGCATGACCTGGTTTTGTGTTTGCCTTTAGAGTTGTAAACGGTGTTATATCTAATCCTTTTTTCATTTCCGCATCGGCATCGGAATAAATACCAGCTACATGAATAGGGTTTTTGTACCAGCTCAAGAAATCGGATCGGCGTCAACCAAGTTTCTGGAGCTTCAACGCCGATTCTGACTTTGTTTTTTACTTTAGGCATAAGAGCGAGACATCTTCAGCGCGTTGCCTTATCGATTCCCCAGGTATGAAAGTGCAAGATAACTCGGCGAGCATTGTTCGCTGGACTGAGGGCCAGCAAGGAGGCGCCCGCCACCTGGTTTGGCCTCGCTCTAAATTGCTGCGACTGCATATTCCTCTTCCTCATCCCGTGCATCCTCAACTTCATGTCTTGGCTTCACCTGACTTCGAAGCTGAAACATTCCATCCAGCTCAGGGTTCAGCCGCATGAGGATCCTGGAAATGCACGCCGCATGATTGTTATTGAGTTTGTAATCCAGGGCTGAATCTTCCAGCATTGAATCCCAGCGCAGTCGCTCCAAGATTGCTTTGATGCTGTAATACTCACGGTTTCCATTTCTCTTCAGCTCAATGGCGTAACGCTCAAAGGCTTCGATTACGTGCATGTTCAGCGGGAACCATGCAATGAAATCTTTTCGGTATCGGTATTTGACTTCATCAAGGATTTCCGGCTCAAAAGTTATTAGATGCGCGACTTGCTGATAGGTAATCATTTCGCCACCTCTTCAGTTCGTAGTTCATCCAGCTTTCCATTGGCAAGTTCCTCAAGATCCGCAATCTGATCGCTGCTGAATTGCTTCGGCCATTCCAACTCTCTTTTCAGCGCCAGGTATGACTGAAGCGGGCCTGGTGCTTTAAATTTTTTGATCTTTTTAATCACCAGGTCCATCGGTGTTTCGCCATCAATCTCAACGGCAACAGGGCCTTTCTTGGTTTCCACAACCTTCGACACGGTTTCAACTTTTGCCTTTTCCATTTCCTTTTCAAAAGAGGGATCGCCAATCTGAACCTGGTCATTAACTTGAGCAGCTGCGAGCTGCAACGGATCCGCTTGCTCGCCCTTTGGATTGATCACAACCATTTCACGGTTTTCGGAATCGTAACCCATGTCCATAGCCTCGTCCTGGTCCAGCGCATTACTAATTCCAAAAGCCATTCTGACGCCCTGGCTGAATGCTTTATGCCGAAGCATCCGCTTTGGAAATTGTTTCCAGGGATCGGTGTTCCGTTTACATTCATCCATGTATTCGGTGATCTTTGTCGGCGCACTATGATCGCGGCGCCGGATAACCGCGGTCACGCTAACCAGGTTTCCCTTTTCATCAAAATTATCTTCATGCTCCCATCCATCGAAATTCCTGTTTCGCTGCGCCAGGCTTACCCATCCATCAACCCCGACCATCAGCTTCACGCCGCCCTTCGATGGAAAGGCGTGTGTTTCATCAGATAGCGGGTTGAGGCCCAGGTCACGCGCCAGCACCAGAAAGGCAGCAACATCTTCATCCGTTACGCCGTTAGGCATCACGGTTTTTTTTATGGTTTTGACATAAACCTCACGGTCCAGGTTGACCTCGGCGGCCATGATTTCAGTCAAAGATTTTGGTTTTTCTATAACTGCTACAGCTGCATCACTCATCAGAATCTCCATATTTTTTGATGAACCAGGCGGGCGGTTCCAGGCGCTGCTGGTAATAGCCATATCCTGGGGTTGGATCTTCCATCCAGCGTTCCCAGCGGATGGATAGGTCATTCAGTTCAATGATCCCTAGATCAATAAACTGACGGTCCAGCGGATAGACCACGGCCTGGAAAGGCGGGGCTTTCTCCACAAGAATGTAATAATAATTTTCAATTGTAATTCCGGCGCTTTCCCAAACGTAAACCTGAAGGGCGGCCTGAAGGTAAATTTTATGATTGATTAAATCTTTCAGGAAAATATCGCGTGCAGCTGCTCCACCCTGGCGGCTTTTAATATCTGCCAGCGACATGATGGGATATTTTGAAATGACATCGGGCCGAGCCTTAACCGTCTGTTTATCTTTGTTGTAAAGAAATCCTGAAACTTCGACCCTAGTATGGTGCGGCTCGGTTCCGCTGATCAGCAGATTTGCTTCACGGTTTGACCGTACTGAATCCCTAACTTGCAGCGCCATTTCCCACTGGTCTTGATTCACCAGCTGCTTGCCTTTTGCCTCTTCCATATATTTGGCATAAGCCTCTTTACCTGCTTTTGATTGCCGATTAATTTTCGGCGTCAGCATATAGTTTTCTTCAAAGGTTTCCGGCTCAGTGATAACCGAGTGCAGCATCGAACCGTCTTGCATATCCTTGGTTGGCTTTCCAGGGTGCATCCGCTTGTGGTAAGCGTATTCTGGGCTGGTTGAGATATGCCTGAATATGGTGCTGCTCAGGCCAGGGTTGATTTCGCGGTTGTGGTAATCTTCAATCGCGATTCCTTCCTGGATCGCGGATCGATCAAAAGGGTAGATACTCACGTATTTTCTCCATTGTTTTTTTGCGTACATCAGAAAGCGCAGCCTCGGCATCATCAATGGAGCGCACGATGTAATAATTAGAAACTGCTCCCTCAAACAGTTTTTGGATTTTGGTTTGGCGGCCTGTTTTGGTTTTGACTTCAAGCCAACAGGAAACGGGGATTCCGGCCACCATGAGCTGGCAGAAGATATCGGCCATGCCAGCATTTCTTGAAGGGCGATACTTGCCAGGTTTTCCTGGAATGGGGATGCCGATCACATTCATCCTGAATAATTGTATACCTTCCTGGTATGTGCCCCATTCCAGGATCGCCTTTTGAATCTTTGCCTCGCTTTCAGGGAACATCATTCGCCGAATAACCTTCTGGCACTTTTTAAAATTTCGTCCCTTTCTTCTTGAACTCTTCGCACCGTGTCGGTTTTTTTAAGCTCTGGCGTGATCACCTGGATAAATAAATCTATCGTTTCAGCAAGTTTCTGATTGGATTTGGTGTTCTGATCTATGGCTTTTGCTAGATCAGAATTTTTTTTAGCATCCATGCTTTTTTATGTTGTACATAATGATCATATATGTAACGATATGATCATGCAGTTGATGATAGTGAGATCAGCTGATCAAAAGGCTGCATGAATGTCAATAATTTTTTTTGAGGTATAAATGAAAAAGCACCCACTACTGAGGAAATGGAAGCAAAACCAATACGGCGGCAAGTTCAAGCTGCTGCCTTTTGGCTATGGTCGCGGTGGCCGCCAGGTCGAGGATGTTACAAAACTAGACGCGGATGAAGTCAACCTTGTCGGTATATTCCCGCCAGCAAAACCTGGCGCAAGAAAGCGCCCGATTACATTGTGTAAAGTGTCAGAGCTTTCTATTGATACTTATGACATTGAAATGTTAGAGCTTTGGAAATCTAAGGATGCCGAGCTTGGCACTCCCGCTGCCGCCATCGATCTTGATAAGACCACGCTGAATGATCTGATTGACAAGTATGTGGATCCAGATCACGGCCACCTGAAAAACTGCAAGGACCAGGTTAATATGCTGCACCATATAGATTTCTGGCGTGAGCAGCTTGGCAAGGAGCTGATCAGCTGGACTGACGCTAAAGGCAAATCATACTGGCCCCGCAAGATCCGCGAGGTTGCCAATACAATTGAAAAAACCCGCGCCGTTAAAACAGCCAACAACTACATGGCTACCCTCGGCAGTATCTTTGCTTTTGGTAAAAGGGATGATGTCGGTGTTTGTGATGAAAACCCAATTGAAAAGGTTATTAAGAGTGAACCTAAAAATGAGCGAGTTAGAAAGCTCGATGAGGAAGAGTTTGAAGCCCTTCGATTGGAGTGCAAAAAATCTTCAGACTTATCGGAGCTTGGCGCATCACTTGGATCCGAATGTTTATATGACATGTTTATGTTTTCAATTTTAACAGCTGCTAGGTTTTCAGAGTGTAAAAGATTGCGCTGGGAGCATGTCAGTTTTGAGGATAATAAACTGACCTTTGTAGAACGTAAAAATGATGATGATCACCACTTTAGCATCGAAGATCCTGACCTTTTTGAATTGCTTCGTAATCGTTTTAAAAATGCCACCAGTGCCATGGTTTTCCCAAAGCCTGAAGTCAGGAAGGCATTTAAACGTGCATGTAAACGTGCAGGGGTTAAAGATTTTAGATGGCATGACCTCAGACATACTTCAGTAAGTTATGCCCTAATGTCAGGCGCTACGTTGGCGGAAGCACAAAAACACGCTGGACATAAATCATATCAGTCCACGCTGCGATATGGTCACCTAGATACGACCACAACCAAAAAAACCAGCAGCATGATTTCTAACAAAATTAAGGGGATTAACTAAGGAACATTATGAAAATTTCAGGAACAGCAACTTATGTGGACCGGAGATTTATTAGAGCTTGGCTTCATGCTTCAATTTGTTTACTCCATTATCATAATTGCCCTTATCCGATAGACATTGAAACCCTGACCATCAAGATTCTTGATATGTCTGATTGGGTTAATAAAGTCAATGGCAAGGGCGTTGGTGGTACTGCAAATTGGGCAACCAATACCATTCAGCTTTCCAAAAACCAAAAAGCGGAAGCAATGGCAAACATTATTCTACATGAATGTATTCACCTGGGCTTCCGAGACTTTGGTAAAGGAACCTTGGAATGGACCACAAGAACATTGGAAACCAAGTTGAAGCCCATTGTTCAGCAAATGGCCCAGCCAATGATTGATTCATCACAGAAGGTTTCTGCTTATGTTGCCCATACCAAACCAGGGATGGCATACAGAAACGATAATGAAAAGGATAACTACAATGAAAAAAACGCCTGGGAAAAGGTTGGGGCTAAAGATAAATACGGGGCCAAGAAGAGGAAAAAACTAAGAAAAGAAAAACTGGAAAGGCAACGGCAAGAATTAAAAGAAATGATTAGGGCTAAAAAATCAGCATGACAACCCTTTAAAAAAAATAGGAGAATAAAGATGCAGCTGCATGACCCTAACGACATGATGCTGATAGCCCCTGACGGTAAAGGGGGCTATACGGTCATAAGCCGCGGCGAGCTTGAGGGATGGATTAGAAAGGTAGGTGAATATTTTGAATTTGCTCACGTTGATGATCCATCAAACTGGCTGCCAGCTGGCAACTCAATTTCTGATGCTCGTGATTTTATAATTGCAAATTATCCATAAAATGATTATGAATCTACGCATGGATATAAATGAAATTGGTAAACGGATCCGGCAAGTTCGTAATTCGCACGGTTTAAAACAAGATGAATTTGCCGAAAAAATTGGCGTAAATCGTCACTCTTTAAGTCGGATTGAATCCGGCAAACAGCAGCCTCCGCTGGATATTTTGGGGGCATTGTGGAGCGTTTACAAAGTTGATGCGAATTGGCTTATTAACGGGGTTGAATCTAGTCCCGTTGATAATGTAGATGTTCAAAAATTAGAGTCTGATTTAGCAAAGTCAGAGCAATCGCTGGCAGAAACACGAGAGATTATTCAGCTTTTGAAAGATGCTGCGGGTGTCAAATGAATCAGAAAGAGCCTTAGAATACTGGGGCGCAAAACTATTAAGGAGAATATTATGAAAAATGAAACTAGTGGAACACTGCCAGACACCCACTTTAAAAAAATAGTATGGCATTCTAAAAAAGCCTTGGGTTGGGTTCCCGGTCTTTTGGGTAAAGCAAAATCCGGAGGTTGAAAATGAAACAGGGAACAATAGTGGAACGCACCTATGCCATTTGTAACATGGAAAAATACCAGGATGAGAAATTTTTATTTGAACTGGATCGGATAACAGAAGAAGATGGCATGACAATATTGGAACGGACGATCATCAATGATTCAGTGCGTATCAAAGCACGTTTTGATAGTGATCAATGGGATATATGCCGAGCATTAAAATATCTGACCCAACATGGTGTATCAGTAAAACCTATTTCAGATTTTACTATCGTTAAGGAAGGGATTCAACCTGCAATGATTATCAGCACCAAACCGGAAACTGAAGCAGAATTAAAGCTTCATCATGTTAAGAGAATTCTTAAAAGTTTTAAAGTTCCCGCCTGAATGTCTAAACGAATGTCTAAACGGACGTTTTTTACTGAGCCATGGAAGGCACAAATGCTTGTAAACCGTTGAAAAAACTGGTAGCGGGGAGAGGATTCGAACCTCTGACCTTCGGGTTATGAGCCTGACGGCCATTAGTAAAATCAATACTTTAGGGATGATTTGGATGTTTAAACATGTCTAAACCATCCCTAAATGTCGAAACAATGTATAAACCTATTTCCCTTTTTTCATGCGCTTTTTGCGCTTCGGCTTATTCATCATTGACTTCTTTCCGTAGTGTATTCCTGGCATTTGGTTCCTTTCATCTGGTAATAACATTAGTAGCTCCAAACAGCTTCACGCTCTAACGTGTCAAGATGGATGAAGCGTTGATGGTGCGGACCCTTCTGAGAAAATCCAATCCCACGGAATCCGACCTTGCGGGATTCTTCCATGAGCTTTAATGCCCTCGGTCCATATATCTGGATGTCAGCCGCGCAGCCCTGAACATGAGCTGATTTCGGATAACCCCCAGAATCTTTATTGTGCTGCTCGCAGCGGTAGCCGCTGGTCACTTTTAACGGGCCGCAAATGTTTCTAAGTTCCTGAAGCATTTTCATGAATTCAGGATTCATTTCGTCACGTTTACAAGTGCCGCATTTACATCGCATTTCGGCCCTGCTGAAATTTGGTGTAATCATTTCAGCCATAAAGCCCCCCAATGCAATAATGAAAGTCCGCCGTAAAATATGCGATTCTCATTATAGTTTCCCATCCGCTTCAAGCTTGCCGCGGATTTCGGTAACAATTTTATCATCCAGGCTATTTGTGGATCGCGCCGCTGCCCATTCAGCAAGCATCAACATGACCCGCAAAACGACCTTTTCAGATAGCATCGAGATCACCATGGTTTTAGCTGCACCAGCTAATAATGGAACTACCATTTTATCCTTTCATCCATGAGTTAATTTAACTTCTCCCTCCTAATCTTCCGGCAATGACAAACTCTTTAAGGGATTCAACTTCACGCTCAACATTCTGCATCCGCGTGTCCAGTTGTCCGATTCCAGTTTTCACCTCAATCCAATCCGTTTTATCAAGACTGTCCCGCACCAGCTGCTCAAATTTATCTGTTAATTTAATCCGATCCTGACGCGCCTGGGTTTCTGTTCTGTAAAACCAAAAGCCGAGTATGATCAGCATAGCCCCCACTATGCCCTGGCCCATAAACATATCAATGATCTGATTAGGCAATTCATTAATCCCAGAAGCTTGCGGCTGCATTGCATGAAATGATTGGAATTGTGGCTCCGGCGGTACTTGCGACTGAGCCAGCTGTGCATCCATTGGATGTTGTTTGGCATGATGCCCTGTTCCAAATGCGGTTCCTGCTAATAATAAAAATATGATAAGAAAATATTTCATCATCCTCCAATCACCTGGGCGTCCTCCGCCATGGTCATGAACGGACCCGCTTCGATCTTGCCTCTGCGCTGCTGCTGCTCTGGCGGCTGCTGCTGATATTGCTCTTGCAGCTGAGGCACAAAGTTAAGCGTAGGATCCATATTGAATTCAAAAAATCTACTCAGATTGTTTCGGATCTGAGGTGAAAGTTTCGGCGTGCGGTTCATAAACGATTCCATCAACCGCCTCATCTGATCTTGGTAAAGCCGAGGATAAACTTGCTGTATGGTATTTAAATGTTCCGGCATCAGCGTGCCAGCTGCTACGTGCATGAGAATCCGATTCGGGTCATTCATGATTTCCACGCGGCGCATGAAACGGATGATGTCAGGAAACGGCGGCAGGATCGGCTCATCGTTCTGGAAAACTGCCATGTTGTCATTCAGTGGATTGCCTGGCATATTTTGGTGTAGGTATCCGATCCCGTTGGCCATGGTCTGAATCAGTTCCTGGTTCATGGTCTGATCACCATTGGATTCTGGAACCATTGCGGCGAGCCGAGGCTGCAAGGCTTGAGGGTTTCCCATCATATTATTCAAATCATCACGGATGGTCTTAAATTGGGAAACAGTCTTTTCCGGCGTGGGCGGTGTTGGATCCGACATGGTGGCAGCTGTTCCGCGGGAAATGGCATTGATTCCCTTCATGATCTTTTCCTCGGACTTGGTGGCAAAATTAAGCATTCCGCCATAGTCATCCATGCGGCCAAGCATACGGGCTGCCAGCAGATCCCCAGATTCTCGTAAATACTTTCGCCCTATCATTCCGGCTGCTGTCATCCCAGCTGCTGCCAATCCACCAGAAAGCAGAGACTCCGCGCCGACCATTACGCCCGTGGATCCGCCGAGTGCCGATCCCATGATGTAATCAGTTAGGCCAAACATATTGTTTCGCTTTTCCCTGGCAATGGCGCCCTCAAGAATCTTCTGAACCGTGGCTAGATTTCCGTAAAGTTTTTTTGTTTCCTTAAACTTTTGCACCAGGTCCAGCGGGATGCCTTTAGTTTGTCCAAGGCGTTGCGAAATCGCTTCCAGAGAATCCTCTGAACGCTCACGAATAATGCCAGCCATGACATTATAAAAATCAGCATCCCTCGGATTCTTGTTAAAATTCGCCAGGAATTTCTGGAAGATTTTCTTTTGTGCTTCGGATTCTTCAAAGGTCAGTGTTTTGCCCGCACGTATTTTTTTAAGTACGGGGTGCATGTTTTTATAAGCAAGATCCTCAAAAGCGTTGATGGCTTTTTCTGCACGCTTAATTTTTTTAAGCATTGTTGGATCATTAGTTACACCTTTCTGTAACATCCTCCCCAGGATCTGCTCGCGCATTTCATCGGCCACTGAAACGGGATCAAACATCAGATCCTCGATCTGACCTTTGAGGCTTTTCTGCTTGTCAGTGATGGATTTGATGATGGTTCCAATATCACGCCCAGCAGCTGGCAGCAGATCATCAGAAATCTCACGCCACATTTCTTCATGTTTGCCGAGATTCTGAATCACGCCCTGCTTGTCTAGGGATCTAATAAATTTACCTAGTTCCTCAACCCGTTCAGGATAGCCTAGCTTTTGGGTGGCCAGCATCAGCTCAGGGTTACGTGGATCTAAACTTTTCCAATATCGAAAATTTGCTGCATCGGTCAGTTTGCTTTGGCCTTTAGCAAGTACACTGCTTATGCCCCCCAACAGGCCCCCAGCAGCTGCACCCCAACCAGCGCCCGCCATGACATGCTCGGCAGCTAGAGGAATGTTAATTTCTTCATCCAGAATAAAATCACTTGCTGCATACATCGATCCGACTACGGCGCCCTCGGCAGCCCCCCCAGCGGCCCCCAAAACAGGGCGGGATTTAAAAGCCTTTTCTGCTATGCCGCCAACCAGCGGAGTACGTGCTGCACCAGCTGCGCCCTTGGTTTTCATCAACGCCTGGACCCCTCGGCCCGCTGCTCTGGCAGCTGCACCCGTTCCAAGAAAGGGAACAAAGAATGAAGCGATTTCCCCCGTGGTGGAGCTGATAGGATTTTCTTCGCGGTACATGCGAACCTCATCCGCGCTCATACCCATGCCTTTCAGCGCGGCATCCGATAATCCGAATGTCAGCCCACGGGCAAAACCCATAGCGCCGGATTTTACTTCACTTAATGGATCATCTTTGATTTCTTGCTGAAGCAGCTTTTTTTCTTTT